TCCGCAAAATGCTCGTCAAACCGTCTATTAAGATCGGCTTCTTTCTTAGTAAGTGAGCCCTGCAATATCGCTAGTCTTTTTGATCCTGCATTTTCAGTTGTAGCTGAAACTACAGGCGCAGCCGGCTTTTGCTGTGCCGCTGTGGCCCCGGCTTGCTTCTCTTTCCGCTGTGCCAGCAGTGTTTTCAATCGCTCTTGCCGGCTCTTTTGCGTTATCAAACCTTGATCGAATCGCTGTTGCAACCGTCCCTTGAGTGCGGCCGCGCCTTGATCCGAAAGGTTATAGCCCATACGCGCCCGGTCGTCAGCCTGTTTTGCTGTCCGATTCATGGCCCGACATTTCGCCAATGTGGCATACGTCTGAGGGTCAAGCGGTTCCTTGCCACGAATCGACAATTGCCAGTTCGAAGCGGCCTGAGAACAGGCGGAATTGCCCGTTTTTGATCGGCTTGAAGGTTTTACCGGCTTCTTTGGTGCTGATGCTTTCTTGGGTGCTTTGGCCGCCATCGTCTTTATCTCCCTGCCCGGGCGCGTCGCTGCCTGGCAACTTCCCGCCGCTGTTCTGGTGTCAATTGTTTGAGGTTTCTGGCTTCTTTCTGTCGCTGTTCTTTGTTCACGGCGTTATCCAGCAGCTTCATGATTCGCCGCTCAAATTCCGGATAAACCTTGTCCAGCTTCTTCCCGCCTGCCACCTGGCCGGCATAGCGGTCAAGCTCGCGGGATGTCAGTCCGTAATTACGTTCGATATCAAACATCTGCAAGGCTTGATCGGCCTGGCGTGCCTGGTCCTGTGAGCTGGTCGTATCGATCTTGTTTTGACCGACTTGCTCAATCCGATTCACGTTTCGGCTACGCGAAATCTTGCCGAATAAATTGGCGTCACCACGCATCCGGCCTTTGAACCGGTCCGCAAACATGGCCCGGAATTCTGCCAAATTGACAAACTCCTCATCATCGAAGAGCCCGCCGCCCTGTTTTGCCATAAGCGGAGCCCGCTTCAATTCCTGCCCGAATTCGGCCGTTTTGCCGCTGGTCCAATTGCCCTTTTCTGATCGATTAAAGAGCTGCAACTGATCCTCTGGCCTCAGCCCTGATCGGCCGATAGCAACCGCCCTTGAAAGCGGGGTTGTTTCATCAACCACTTTTCGCCAGATTTGAGGGGCAAGCCCTCGCAATGCCAGCCCTTCCGAAGCGGTACGCTCTGACAGACTGATCCCGCGTTGCTTTAGTTCTGATTCAATATCAGGGCTCTTCGAATCGCGGAAGAATCGGCCGGCATCAACGGAAGTTCCACGCCCCTCGGCAATGTTCGTTAGTGCGCCCTTCTGGCGTGCCTCGCCGGCGTCCTTAGCTTGAATGTACTGGACGTTTAAGTTCTTCACGCCCAGCCGTTGGGCTAATTCGTAGCGGTGGTGTCCATTCACGACATACGTTTTGCCGTTGGCCGGGTCTTTCCAGACCTGGACCACGCCCGCAAGCTCTTTATTCCAGACCTTTGTTTCCTTGAATTGATCCGTAACGCCTACAGGCCCGGAAGTATTCATCTTGTACTGAAAACGCTCAGGATCGGCCTGTATTTCGCTGGTTTTCAATGTCCGAACGCCCGATTGCGTTTCCGCCCTGGCCTTTTCTTTAGCCTTTACCTGGCTGATCAATCGCTTTGTTTCTGTAAGCCCCGGCCTAGGCTCGCGAACGGGTCTAAGAGCCGCCCGGCCTTTTTCGGTTGGTGCCAGGCGTGCAACGGTCTCTTTTTGTGGCTTGGCTTGTGTGGTGCCGTTACGCTCTGCCCGCTGTTGCAGGCGTTTCTTGAGTTCTTCGCTACGGCTTTTCTGGGTGATAAGGCCCTGGTCAAATCGCTTCTGTAATCGGCCTTCAAGAGCTGCCTGGCCCTTTTCTGAGAGCTTGCCGGTTCTGCCCTGGTCAACGGCTTGTTTCTTTTGCCGTGCCATTGCCCGACATTTGCCCAGCGTTTTATACGTGTCTGGTTCAAGAGCCGCCTTTCCTCTAATTGCAAGTTGCCAGTTACTCGCAGCGCGTGAACAAGCGTCGTTCCCGGTTTTCGAACGGGTTGACGGCTTTTTCGGTGCTGTAGGCTTACCCGGCTTTTTGGCTTGTGCAATCGGTGGCATCTGTCGGCCCTTGTCTCAGATCAATATTTCTTGTCGCAAGTGCAGCCCTTTTTGCTGCCCTTGTGTTTTGTGCTGCTTTTTGCAGCAGGCTTGGCTGTTTTCGGTGCGGCTTTCTTTGCCATTTGTCAGTTCCTTACGCATACATTGAGATTGATAACAACGTCGTATTTTTGGCTTGTGGCATAGCTTTTCACTTTCACCGTCGCGGCGGTTAAGGCGCTATTCGCCATTGCCCGGAATTCAGCGGCTTTTCTACGGTATGCCGACGAATCTTCTTTCATGCTTACCTGGGCCATACAAATCAGGTGGCAGGCATAAAGTGCGCAGGCCCTTTTTAGTGCCGGCGTCAATTCGATCCCCTTGCCCGATTCGATTGACGTTTTCAGCCAGTCGGGCGGTTCATCGTGCCGCGTGCCCCAATATTGGCCGTAGGCCGATGTGTAGCGGCTAAATGTGTATCTGTCGTTGTGTGACCGCATAACGACATTATCAAGCCACAATCGGGCGGTAATCTGATGTTCTTCGAAGCCCGTCCGGTCAAAATCGCTCTTACACTGATCAATCCAGGGGGCAACCGTGCGCAGGTCCTCGATGGTCGTATAAGGGCGCTGGCTTACCGGCAAGCAACTTGCCGAATCACCAGGGGCAGGCTTCAGCGTGTAAGAGCCCCGGCAAACTTCATAGGTCAAGCCGCCTGAGGTTGCCAACAGTCGCCACTGATAAGAGCTGGCTGGTATTTCATGGGCGCCGGTGGTGGCAATGGTGATAAGGCCGTTATTGGCATTTGACCAGGCGGCCGTTATGCCCGCGTCGTCAAGTGCTTCGGTTTCATCGCCTCGCCAGACTTCCACGGCTAATACGTCACCGGCAGACCAGCCTGTTACGGCTGATCCTGCCAGGTTGACGATTTGCAGGCTAAAAGCCCGGTAGGCTCTTGCGGAGCCTTCCAGGTCAAGCCGGCTTGTGACGGGTGTATCACTCAGGGGCATGAGAATTACGCCGTCAAGATAGAACGGTGGATAACGCAGTGATCTTTGCGGTGTTCCTTCACATTGCAAAGAGTTCTGACTGTAATCCGATTAAATGGCCCGCCTGTAGCGCCGAGATTTTCGTCATACGAAAATGTCAGAAGGACCGGAATCCCCATGACATTGGCATAACGAAAATTGACTGTCCCTGAAGGCGGTTCAAGCGGAGCGGCCGCAAATACGCAAGCGTTACGGTGAAATACCGCCGTCGAGTATGTCAGGTTGGGCGAGGTTCCCGATGTAACTGACTGTGGATCTTCCAGGAACTGAAAACCGTATTGCGGCTGGATAACGCCGTTATCGCGCAGCTCGCCGGCTTTACGGTCGCTGATTGCAGCAACTTTGATAAAGTTGTCATCTTGCAACCACTGGTGATAAATCTCTGAGTGGCCGACAACAAACAGATTTGCCCGGTCGCCCAAAGGAATTTTTCGAGCCGAAAGAACCTTGCGAAGATTGACAAATTCAGCAAAAGTCACCTTTGCCGGGTTTGTGTTTGTCACACTCGAAGAAGTGTTGCCAGAGACGTTGTAAGTGCCAATGACAAACTTTGCCGCAACCTTGGCATTCAGATATTCAATCATCTGAATCATGACCTTGCTGATGGCTTGGTCAATGAGTGCCGGATTGTCTGCCACTCGTGCCGACTCGTAACTCGTCACGGTGAAAGACTTCGTAGGCATATCATCAAGTGCCAGGTCGGTTGAAGTCGTCGTGACGTTCTTCGTTCCCGGCGCTGTGGTAATAGCGTTTACGACATCACCATCGACATCAACCAAGTTGATTTTTACGGTGGCGTTCGGTGGCATTGGCGTATCAGGAACGGGGTTCATATAAACCGCCGAAAGATAGGCCGCGTGCGGTGTCAGGTGTTGCGAAAGCTCAGTAAACCGAGCCGCAACGGTGTTCATGTACGTACTAAAATCGTTAGGCATTATTCGCCTCTCCTATTACTGTTTAAGACTTTTCTGGTAGCTGTTCACAGCGGCCGGATTAGTCCAGTCAACCGTTTTGGCTGGGTCTCTTGCCGCTTCTGGTGCGGAACCTCCGCCGACTGCCTGAGCCCCGAACGCCCTTAGCGAAGGGGCAGGGGCTGGGGGTGCAGTCTGTTGGCGAACTTCGCCTTCGCCGGCTTGGGCAGGTTGCTCGCCTGCCTGGGCGCCGGCCGCCTCAAAAAACAGATAAGGCTTTGAGGAATGCGCTTTCCCGATTGCCTCCTGTATCACTTCAGGCGTCAAATCTTCCAGGTCGTCAAGGCTGGTTCCTGCCGCGCCTAGAATTTCTTGAATTGAAACGCCTTGCTGTAAATTCATGCCTTCAGGAAGTGCCGCATAAATCGCATCTTCCACGTATATCTGCTTTAATTCGCCGCGTAGCATGGCGTTTTCTTGCGCCAGCTCGTTTTCATTCGTAAACCGCTTGTATTGCTCTGTCTGCTGCTCCATAGTCGTGACGGCTTCATCACGCTCTTGGATAAGCTGCTGTTGTGTCGATTGCAATTCACTAAGCTGCTTTTGCAGTTCTGCAATCTCTGCTTTTCGCCGCTGTGATTGTCGTACTGCCTTTTCGTATTCGCCGCGGCTTACAGTGTCGCTCATGCGATTCTTTCCGGGTAAAATGCCAGCGTCAGCGTCGGGAACGTCCCGGCTGTTCGATGGTTCAGGTTGTTCTGTCATTTATTTTTGTAAAACGGGCGGTATCGCTTGCGGGTCAACTTCCGCCGCAAAAACACCGTACGCATCAAAACCACTGCCTCGCAGATTACGCTCTGCAATCCAGCAATAGCCTTGATTGCCCCACTCTTGGCCCCAACTGTTTCTCATGCCGATCAGCCAGCCTGATTTGCTTTTCTTCATCGCAAATCCGCCCGATACGGCGTGATTGTGCCAGCCTGCCCGGTTTAAGGGTGCGCCCTCAGCATCCAGCGAATTAAAACTGCTGTTTACCGGTACGCTGAAATTGAACGGGATTCGTAACTGGCAGGCCACGCAGAGATCATTGAAGTTTTGCAGGCGATAGCCGATTTCAATTTTGAATCGCTTCGCATTTTCCCTTGCCCCGGCATCAATTCGACGGGGATTAATTGTGCCGTGTGAAACTAACGCATCGTCGCAAGTGCCGCTCTTTTGCAATAGTGTTAAAGCCTCTGCGATTGAACTGCCCCGGTCGATACCACCACATAGATCAGCATAAACCAGCCAGGCCGATAAGGGCACATAGCCAAGCCCTGCGATATAACGGGCATCTTCCAGGCTGGAAGCGGCTGCATGACCATTACAGGCCCCGTAAGAGCCCTGATTTTTGATTGAAACCTTGTAATCGGGGTTTGATCGATAGTCGAACTCTTGCCATTTATGTTCGGGCACATCGGGCAAAACACCGCGAACGGGCAGGATCAGACTGACGGGCGGCTCTTGGTTGCCAAGTAAAACCGTTTGACCGTCTGGCAGTTCCCATTGTTCCAAGCCTTCGATCATCAGGCCATTGCCTCAAATAGCGGTGCTTTATTTAATTCGTTTTCAATGCGGTTTTGGGCGATTTTGGCGTATTCAGGATTCAATTCAATGCCGATGAATTTAAACCCTTCACGCAATGCCGCTAAGCCCGTTGAACCACTACCCATAAACGGATCAAGTATGGTTGCGCCCGGTTTTAATTTTAATTTCCTGATGCACCATTGCATTAAGGGCAATGGCTTTGCAGTCGGATGAAATCGCTGATTACTTGCCTGATATGACATGTCTTTATAGCAGTAAACACCGTGCCCGCCTTTCATCCAAGCCAGCTCGGCATCCGAAAGAAATGAACCATAAGCTGATTCATTACGCTTAATCCAGACAAGAGTAGTTCCTACTGGCAATCGGCTTGCAAAATGATTGCAGCCAAAAAGAATGACTTTATCCCATGCAAGCCACGGTGACGGATCAAAGGGCTTGTCATCATTGGCAATTTTCGGCCATTTTTTACCCTGTCCTGTCCGCCTATTGTTGTTTGAACCGCCTGTAAACCGCTTAGAATCACATTTGTAATTCATCCCGTACGGCGGATCGGTCACAATCGCATCAATTGAGCCAGCGTCCAGCTTTTTAATTACTTCCAGACAATCGCCAGTATGCAGGCTGTAACTCATTTCAGCCCCGCCGCGATCAGTTTGAGTTCTTCAAGGCTTTTCGGGCTGATCGCCTGGATCAGCTTGCCGCTTTTGTCTTGAATGATGAGCGTTGGCAATCCGGTCCCGGTAACGTCTGACCGAAAACCGAGCTGGTCGATGTCCCGCTCTGTACTTGCGTATGTTCTGAATTCGATTCCTGCATCGGCCAGTAACCCGCGTACTACGCTGTTTGTGCGCCATGCCGCTTGCTCCGGCGAAGCTGGATCGACGATCAAACTAACCCAGGCCGCCTTTTTGGCAATTGGCTTGGTTTCATCCTCAATAATCGGGGGGGGCTTGGTATCGTCGCCCGATTTGAGAACTAAAACTTGCCCGCTCTGCTTACCCACAAAGTAGGTATAGCCGTTGTGAACAAATACCACCCGTTCCTCAGTCGATGGTTGAACCACCACCGAGGGCACGGATGATTGAGCCAGGATTAAAGCAGTAATCAAGCTGATCATTTCTGATATACCGCTTTCAAATGCGATTCGTGCCGCTTGAGGAACTTGGCAATTTCGTCATCAGAAATCGTCACCATATCGCCATTTTCGTCCGCTTCCCTCACCTTTTGTAAGATGAGGGGAATGACCAGCTTTATGATGTATGGCGCGAGTAGCTGAATAACAGGCCAGACAACCCAAAACGGCACGAATTTTACCGCTCTCATTTAGTCTCCCCTGGCTTTATTTGCAGAATTCGGAATTGTGGCAATCGGCCTACCCGATTTCGGCCGTAAATGAGTCCGCCAGGCCCAACGGGAGTAATCACCGTGTAAGTCGTCACCGATGGCAGCGGCTTAAGCGGCGCCGTTATTTCGACGCTGTAAACCTGCTGATTCGGATTCTGCACGATGGTTAAGCTCTCAACTTGACACTTGCTGCACGCAGCAGCCACAACGACATCAGCCAGCACAGATCACCTAGCCTTTCCGGGACAGAGTAAAACCATTTTCCTGAGATCACGAAAATGGTTGACGGACGTTCAAACGCCAATATCGCCCTTATCGGGCACACCAAGTTTTGCGGCTTCTATCCGAAGCGCAAAGTTTTCATTTTCGAGCCTGAGCCGTTCGTTCTGTTGCTCAAGCTCTAATTTCATCCGGTAATATTCACGACGGTTTCTCATCGTGAAATAGCCGATTGTGGCCGTAACGGCTGGAATAAACAGGTCCATAATATGATGCACAAAGCCCTCAAATCCGCTTGCGTACCGGGCTTCCGTTGCTGTGATCAGCGCAGAGGCCAGTTCAAGCGTTCCCACGAGAATCCATCCCGGACCGAGCAAGCGGTCCCCAATGGAATCTATGAGGTTCTGAGTTGAATCGTGATCTATATCCAGCATTTTAGTCCCCTTGACGAATCATTCGTTTACCGAGCATACGTCCTGTGATGAGTGCAACCGCCAGCGCAAAAACCGGCGAAAGTCTGCTGCTCCAAGGCTCTGCAAGCCAAAGCGAGTGATTTTGCAGAATGGGCAGAATGACCAATTCCAAAGCCGCCTGAGCGATGTTGCTGGTAATGACAATCGTGCGAAGCTCTCGCCAGTTGATATACCCCCAAATTGAGGGCAACTGCTTTATTTCAGGATCGGGCATTACTTTTCCCCTTTAGGCACCGTGAAACAATGACCACACACCGCACCCACACCGAACGAAAGGGCCAGCGTTTTCTGATTCACTGCCCAAATCGCTTCTGACCACGTTTGCCCGTCTGTCTGCCACTTGTAGAGGTCAACAATCAGCAGCACAAAGGCGACAATCATCAGGAACGTAAAATTGCGGGCGGCATTGGTAAATGTCATGGTAATGGCCCGTTGGCTGTACCGTTTCCGTTCGGTGGTGCCGGTGGTGGTGGCGGATAGCCCCAGCCTAATCGCGGCATGGCATCTTCAAATTGTTGAAGTGTCGGCACGGGTCGAACGCCTGAAACAACGTCATTTTCAATCTGGTACGAAGTTTTGTAACAGGCTGATCGAAACTCTCTGGCCTGCTTTGATTCAGCGGCCCACGCTGCATCTGAATCGTCTGTCCAGTCGCCAGCAGTATCGATATTGTCGTAATCTCTCGGGGCAACTGATTTATCCAGATAATCTCTGAGATACTTGGCAAATACAGGCCGGATTGATCGCAGGTAGCTAAGCTGCTCCTGCTGCGTCAGGCTCACCACCTGCCAGCTTTGATTGACTTTTCCCTGCTGGGCGTCAAACGTGAGCGTTTCAACTGCTCTCTGCGTTGATGGGTCAAATGTCGGTGGCGTTGCTGGGTTGAACGGATACCAGCCATATCGGGCCAAATCAGCCGGTGGCAGGGTGTAGAAATTGCTGATATTCCGGTAATCCCGTGGCAATGCCGTTGGTCTTTCGGGGATACCGCTTATGACTTGGCAATACAGTGGCATTTTTAGTATCCGTAGAATGGGGCTGTTGGCGGCGTAAAGTTGGCCAAGTAGCGGGCTGCGCCTTTGGTGATGCGAATATCGTCAATCTTTGCTAACAAGTTACGGTCGCCGCCATTGTTTGCTAAATTGTCGCCAATCATTAGATTTCTTGTAGATGATCCGCAATTTCCAGGGTGCGTGCCGCTTGCCACCTGTGAACCATCTATGTACATGGCAAAAGCACTGCCGTTACGGACAATAGCTATATGATGCCAATTTCCGTCCCGATAATCGCCGGTTGACGGGATCAAAATTGGAGATCCTGACGAAAATTCGTTGATCCAAAAAGATGGCCTGAATTGACTAGCTGACGCCAAACCGTAAAAGGAAAACGCACCAGCCGACCATACATTACTTTCGTTTGACATAAGTGTTTTACCAAAAGGGTTTCCTGTAGCCCCTACGGGTATATTAAACCAGCCTTCGATAGTAAAATTGTCTGTACCAAAATTAAATAAACTTGTTGCAGAGATGGTTAATGAGGAATTAGACAGTCCCGGAAAGTCTCCAAATTGTCCAAACCCGCTTTTTGCCCCGGTGCTGCTTATTGTTACGCTACTTGACGTTACTGCCACCGAGTTCGGCCCGCTATCAACAAATGTTGTGCTGCCGTTTGTGCCGTCCATGTGCAGAAGCAACGAGACTTTATCGAAATACGGGTCTAGGTAGATACCATCCGCCCAGCTTAACACCTGTGCCTTTGTGGCGTTGTCGTGATATTGGTTGTAAACCAGAAACTCGGCCAGATCGACCTTTGCATAGCCGTTATAAACCCTGCCAATCTGCCCAATGACAGGATTTGCATTAACCGGCCCGCTTGTTGAGTTTGTAACACCGTTGACTTCAATCGTGACCGTTGTGCCGGTTCGCCTTGCGACAATCTCGCAGAATAGGCCGTTTGTGATAGCATTATTGTTGCCCTGAGCAATGTCGCCCAAGGGAGTGTACCAATACGTTCCTTGAAGATAAGTATTGAGCGAATTGAGGCTGGCGTCTGCCTCGCCAAAAAAGCCGCCGCCACTACCATCTGCCTCCCGCATGTAGCCGATCCAGTAGATTGTAAAATCCCCGGTCAATGTCATACTTGCGAAATTGATAATGTCATCGACACCATCAAAAGAGACGGTCTGAAAGCCGCTGCCCTGATTTGTTTTCAGGATTGGCTGTTTCGTGCCGGTGGCCTGCGTGGCGTGATTTGAGCCGCCTGATTTGTCGTTAAACTGCGTGACGTTAGAGCCTGAAGTCACAATATCTGTAGCGGAATACCACCTTTGCAGGCCGGTAAGCTGCGATGGGGTAAAAGCACCACCACCGCCGCCGCCTGTTGCCGTTTTGCGTTGTAAGAGCTTGGCAATCATTGATTTTGCCCTGATACAAACGCTTTCCAAGACGTTCCGCCATCGACCGAATAAAAGACAAACGTGTCACTCTTGCCGTTGGTCGAAGTGAGCGTAGGGGCTGTGCCTGAAGGCCATTTGATCGAAGCAGGCCACGTCACTGCCCGAGCCGTGCCATCGGCTGTAAATTCCAGCGTGAAAGCCGACGCCATCGAGTTTGATGGAACGTTTGAAATCGTCAGTGTGGTTATGGCTGCATTCAGGCTGACTTTGAAGAAATTACTGCCTGAAAGGTCGAGCGTGAGCGTGCCGCTACTGATTGCTGGGCTGGTGTAAGATTCCCGCCAAGATTGCAGCCGTGGTTTGTCCAGAATGTTACTGTTGTAATTCTGCTGGCCCGTAAATGTGTTTGTCGAAAGTGTTGCATACGCTGAAAGGCTGGCAATCGTCGCATAGCTTGAAAGGCTGGCAATCGTGGCATAAGTAGCCGCTGCGTTACTGGTTGTCAATCCATCGGTAATGCCGTATCCGGCAACTGTCGTCGGCTTGCCCGTGATATTGGCAAAACTGAAGTTGGCCGATGGAAGATACGTCGTAGCTGCGTTGGCTGTTGTCAAATACAGGCTTAAATTCGGCGTTCCTGTAATGTTGCTGTAGGTTAAGCAGGAAGCTGTAATATAGCCCGATGGGTTCGTCTGCAAATAATAGGTGCTGGCTGCTGTGGTGCTAAGCAGGTAAACACCCAGATTCGGCGTGCCGGTCAGGTCAGAGTAAGCTCCTGACGTTGCCACAGTCGCAAATGTCGGTTTACCCGTGATGTTTGACCAAGTCAGGCAGGAAACCGTCGCATAGTTGCCGATGGGCTGATAGGTCGATGCTGCCGTTGAACTCAACAGATATACGTTCAGATTCGGCAGGCCAGAAAGATCGCTGTAGAGGCCGCTGGTAGCGACATTGGCGAACGTGGGCTTGCCTGTCAGGTTCGCCCAAGTGTTATTGGCAATCGTCTGATAAACCGCTAGATTCGGCGTGCCGGGAAGATTGCCGTAATTGATCGATACGTTGCCCGTCATGTTATTGACGGACGTGACCATTGCCGTTCGATCATCCTGAAGGATCGTTACGGAAAGGGGCGGGATGACGATTTGAGCCGGTGAATTTGCCAGTACAACAATCGGGTCAGGCATTGCAGCCCCCTTTGCACTTGGCAATGGCCGGGCCTGCCAGAATCGTTCGCTTGTAGTTGGCTGCGTCGGTCATGTCCAGTTCCCAGCCGTGGCAATCTTCAGGCACATTGGCCGTAAGTTCTCGCGAAAAGGCCGGGGCTATGGTGCCATTAGCTGCACTGATTACCGAAACATTGCCTGTAAACACCTGCCCGTTCACCAGCAGATTGGCTTCAAACTGGTATCCCGTAATGTTTACCGGAACATTGGTTGTGATGTTGTTGGCCGTAACCGGCGTCGTGATCTGGAAGGCCAGCGTGACGTTATTGCCGGGATAAAACTCGATGGGATATGTTGCGGCGGTTTGTTTCCACTTACTCATCTGTACCGCCCTCTTCGGTCATTTCTTCCGGCTCTTCTTCTGTCGGCCCTTCCGTGCCCGCTTCCGACGGTATCGGCTCTTCCGGCATAGTCTCAGGCTGAATGGGCTGGCCTGAAAGCGGGTCAGTCTGAGGCGCAATTTGAGCCAGGTAAGCAGCGTGACGCGCTTTTTGCTCGAAATGTTCCAGCGCTTCTTCCTCAGTAGCGCCCTTCATTTCCATAAACACTTGAACCGGGCCTGAAATTTCGTTGACCATCTCAAATTGCAAATGCTGGTCGAAATCCGGTCCTGGTCGATTCTTTGTCAGGGGCGGCCAATCAATTGAGAGCTCAAAATCATTGATGGCTTGCGTAATAGCCGGCACATTGCCCAGCCAGGCGTTTACCGTCATCAGCGTTACCAAGGCCAAATCGCGTTCGGTCTCTTCGAGTAGCTCTTGCCGCGCTTCGCATTCTTCAATAATTGGCAATTGCTCGGAAATGATCGCAACCCCGCTGGTAGCCGCATTGCTCTTGTTTCGCCAGGCTTCAGCCGGAACCCCGTGCATTTCCCCCTCAAGGTCAAGAAATGTATCCAGCTCTTCCCGATCCGCTGCAAGGTAGCTCAGGTCCGCTACAGTGGCTTCAATCGATGGCCCCTCAATTCCATCACCGATGATGTCATGAAGGCCAGGTAGCTTAACCACGTCGCCGGCAACGTACCGATCCGGTATCTTGAACGTGTCGGCAATGTTTCGGCCAAAAAGGATCGGCCGCGTCCAGAGTGTGTCGTCGGCAATCTTGGTTAATCTGGCGTTCGCATGGTCATTAATGCGCATCAGTTCCGGGCCTGGTGCCCAGCCCCAAAATTCTTTAGTTGGTGCTTCCCACCACAAAAAAGCAAACGGGACCAAGCCTAAAAAGTTATCTTCAACCGAAACCGGCTCAAAAGTCCGCGTGCCGCGAGTGTTGGTCGATCCGTCCCATTTCTTTGTGCGATATACCGCGAAAGTTTCAGGCGTCCAGAGTCGGCAACGTGTCTGATTGTCGTATCGGTCAATCGTTGCCACTGCCCAGGGCGTTAGCGGCTCATCAGGGCTACACCAGACACAAAACTCATCAGGTGCCCACAAGCGAAAATTAACGGCCGGCCTGGCAAGGGCAAGCGTTGCCTGCGATTGTTCCTGGTTTACCTGCCCGTCTGAACTCATGCCAGGCTGATTCAGCTCTACCTGAATTGCACTCACCCCGCCCAAGGCTGCAAATTTCAAGGCCGCTTTCAGTTTTGGATTGATCCGCCCTTTGTTGTAAAGCATCTCCAGATAGCCGGTTGCGTCTGGATTGTCTTTGATCTTGCGGACCGGGTTGCTCATGTAATGCCGACGAATCTTGGCATTAATGATCGACCGGACAAAAGGGATAGACCGCCTTACCAAATCTTCGTTATGCACGCCCAGGCGGTGCGGGTAATCTTCCTGATAGGGCTGGAAATTGCCCTCGTAGAAGTCTCGAACCGTCCTCGCCCGGTCAAGGCGCGGTTGTTCGTTTTTCAGCCCTTCACGGATTTCCTTGTCAATTGCCGCAAAATTAGCCGGCGTCGCTGACGTGGTGAAAACCGAGAGATTTCCCAAAATCCCAAGATTCATGAGTCCACCATCACAAACGACATGACGAGAGCATCGGCCAGGTCAGGGCTTCGCCCTATTCGGCTTCTGATCTTTTCTTTTTCGGTCAGTTTCAACTTGTCTTTCCCTGTGATTTCGTAGGTAAACGCCTGCAATTCCCCGCGCATCTCGCTCGCCAGGTGCGCCGGGATCACAAACGGAATTGGTTGCGTGTTTTGGTCTAGCCGCTGCCTCAGTCGCCAGGCGGCCGCTGTTTTCAGGTTTTCGAACCGCTTTTCAAAGCCCTTTGCCGCTGCCCCGCCCTGGAATCCAGTAGCGCCATGCAGGCCGGCAAGCTCTAGGTATTTCTTAAATCCCTCGCCTAATCCTGAGTGGTCATATACCACCCTGGCCGGCCGAATTTTGAAGCGGTCAGACTGCGTTTTTGCCCGTGCCGCCGTCTCTTCCATGCTCCATTGGTTCGACCATTCCATGTGCAAAACTTGCCGCTGGTCACGTACCAAAATCACGGACCTATCACCACCGCGGCCGGCTGCCAGGTCGATTGTTAAAGCCGGGTCTGATCGGTATTCACCGTCAACCTTGCTGAAAACGGCCCGGTCAATCCAGTCACGCGGGTAAAGCTGCCCCTCTGCGCTGTCTGGAAACTCTGCCAAAACGTGCGACTGCCACCATATCGAATCTTCGCCATAATCCCGCCGTCTGTCATCCAGCCAATCAAGCCCGACAAAGCCGTCTGGGCTCCGCCTCTGCCCTGCCTTGATCGCTGGTGACTCCGTTGAAGGTATTTTGATTAATACCGTTGCCGGGTCAGGCTCGATCAGTTGCCGTTGGCACATCTCATAAAACGGGCCGTCAGGTCGAATCGGGTTGCCCAGGTAGATTCTTTTTTCCGGGTCCCAAGAGTTAATTGCGGCCTGCTTATCGGCTGTAAGAGCGCTTGATTCATCGACCAGCGCGAGCAGCTTTTCACCGTGATAGCCCGATGCCGCTTCAATGTTGTCTGGGTTAATCCCCGTACAAAACCAGTCTTTCCCAAGCTCAAGCGTGGGCGGCTTTTGCAGATCGCGGGCCTGCCCGTTAAGTTCGGAAGCGTAGTAAGCCCCGAAAATATTGGCCCACAAGATACGGATGAGCTGGTCAAATGTCGGCCCCGTCGTGACTACTTTTGAGCCCTGGAACGAAAACAGATACCAAAGCGCGATACCCGCCCCTAAAAACGACTTGCCGACACCGTTACCCGCTGGAACCAGAATCGTTCTTATTTTCGGGTCCGCTGCTGCCCTGCAAATCTCTATCTGCTTCGTCCAATACGGCTTCCGATTCAATACTTCCAGATTGAACCGCGTTGGACTGGTCTTGTAAGCCGAGTAGTCTTTCCGGGTCCTGGCTTGTTTTGACGCTTCGAATTCGGCCGCTTGCTTTCTGAGGTAGGCTGCGTAGTTGGTGTTCAGAATCTAGCGTCCCCAGCCCGATTAACTCGAATGTTTGCCGCAAAATAGCAACGTGTTTTTGCAGCTCGCCGGCTTCAAGCCCTGCCAGGTTGCGGTTTTGAATTGCTTCAAGGTGCCTTATCGCTTCGCTTAAAGCAATTTCCCGGCCCTTGATCCGTTTCTTCGCTAAAACGGCTTGCTCTCGGTGCAGCCGTTGCCGGATTGCTTCGTCTTGTTTCTCTTGCCTGAAATGGTCGTAAGCTAGCGCCCGGGCTTTCCAGTTGTGGTTTTTGCTAATTATTCCAGCATTTGTATTACTTGCTGGGACTGGCGATTTTTCAGAATAGGCGGCTACGGCCTTGCGTATGCTTCGAGTGCCTTTAAGTGCCAGATACGCTTCAAAGAGCTTGTAGGCATATTCCGATTCATCTTCTTGACGGTGCCAGGGTCGCTTTACTGGCATTACTTGCGGCCCTTAAGGCTCTCAATTGCGGCTCTGCCTGGGTCGGCTCCGCGTCGTCCGCTTCCTGGCCGCCTGACGCTTGCCCGCTGCAATCGCTGGGCATTGGCTCTTGCCTGGATTGCCAGGCTGGTAAACAGTCGCGATTTTGCCACGTTGGCGTTAAGCGTTTTCAGCGCCACTGTGATTAATCGCTCAAGTGGCATTGATGCCCTGGTGCAAGCAATGCACAGGGCAAATTGGCTCTTTTGCGTTGCCAGCTTGCGGCCATTATCGCAGATTTTACAGGGCTGATAAGGTGCCGGCTCTTTCCAGCCCTCAGCGCTTTCCATCCCTACCAGCGAAAGGCCCTGGCCTCTCACGGCCTTGGCTATGGTTTTATCGGCTATGTTTTCGGCTTGATCTTCGGTAATCGGTATTTCTGAACACAATGAATCTAGCTTATCTTGACAATAATAAGCCGAAAAATTTTTGTCAAGAGCGGTTTGTAACTCTAGCGGAGACAAGTAGATAGTTTTCATTACTGTTCCTTCAGTTGGTGCGCCTGTTTTCCTGCATCCAGCTAATTGTTGATTCCAGCTCGTTTATTCTGTTTCTCAGGTCATTTTCAACCAGGTCTCTTCGTTTTTTCTCCTTCCTGCCTGCATCAAGCATTTCGGCAATCGTGGCTCGCAATTGGCTTTCAGCGGCCTTGGCTGATTCGTAATCGACATCCTTCTCACGATCAAAACCGACGCGGCTTTTGCAGCTCGGGCAGGTTGCAAAAATTGGTTCTCGGCTCATTCTGCTTGCCCCTTCCAGTGTTCTTCACCCTCTGTAAAAACCAGAATATGCCCGAACGGTGTCTTTTTTAATCTCCCGTCGCGATAGCGCTCGCAATACACCGGTGGGCTGACAATCCCGACCTCAATGAGTGCGTTGGCAATCTTTTCAATCGGGATTGCCTGGTAATCATTCAGGAACCGCCCAAAATCGGCGTCCATTAATTCGGCGAACTTTTCCGCCTGTTGTTTGGTGATAGATTCAGGCTTGATCGGCATTATTAACCCCTTTGGTCACGAAATCAATTTCACTACCAGACAACGGTACGACTTCACACATGCAGAATTTCGGCTGATTACCGCAGTTTGGGCATTCAAGCTCTTCCAGCCTGTCCCTCAACCGCTCAATCTCTTTCCTCTGCTCTGCCGCATGCTCGATCATCCTTGTGGAAAGCAGTTTTTGCTCGTCATATCGTTCTTTTAATCGTTTACTTTCATCTACCAGTGCCAGCACCACGGCAGGCGATGCGGCGGCGATAAACTCGGCATCTTGAATTAGCTTTGGAGAATAATTGCCCTTAATTGTAAAGCCGCCGCAGTCCTCTCCCGGACGATTGCCAAATTCAATAACGGGCCAATTTTTTTGGTCGTCGTGTAATTTCCAATCGTATTCAATGGTTGCTGCCTCTGCCTTTTGTCGCAGATCTGCAAGCAGGGCGGTCGTGATTTCAATTTGGCTCATGATTTGACCTTTCCCATGAATGTTTTGCCGTTTTTCCACTTTTCAACCGAACTTGCATTGTGGACGCTGAGAGCCTCTTTTTTTGATCCAAAAAGCACTATTTGAGTAGCACTTGATCCGTTTTTTAGTCGAATTCCATGAGTAATGTAATTGCCAAATTGATCTCTGGCACACCATGTTTCATTCATGTTTATTTCTCCCTCAACAGCTCTCGAAAAAAACATGTTATGTCAAATTGATAAAGTAGTGAAAAATCCCACAATTCCTCTGCTGTCAATTCTCGCTTGCCATTTTCAATTAATGAAATTGCGGGCCTTGGAATATCCATGACAACAGACACGTATGATTGCGTAAATCCGGCCGATTCCCTCTTTGTTTTCAAATGTTTTCCGATTTTTAGTTTTTGCCTGCCCATTTGTACTCCTCTCATATTTTTCGGGCGTCCGTGCCCTCTTGCGGTTGCAACCATTCCTTTACCGCTGCCACTGCCCTACCAAGTGGCTTTCACGCTTGAAATTTCGTCAGTCTAGCCGTTGTATCAATGCCCTGTTTTTTCAGCCCTGCCAGCACTGTTTGACGGAATTCTTCGCCCTTGGCAAGTGCTGATGATTCTTCGTAATTGAGCCGAATCGGCCCCTGGGCGGATCGGTCGATAATATCATCGATAATCCGCCGTTGTTCACGTATTACCTGGCAGGATTGTAGCAGCGTCGTTTGTTCGTTCATCTGTCCACCCCTAGCCCGTTTCGGGTCAATTCTTCTTTCGTTTTTTGGTCCATCTCTTCAAATGTCGAAGGCCAGTTGGCCCCTAGTTTTTCCTTGACTTGACCAATGCAAACGACATCTTCAGCGCTCAACAGTTTTTCGCGGTCCACCTTATCTTCAATCGCCATCACCATTTCCACCACGTCAAGCGAATCGAGCTTGTCGGCGTTCGTTGCGTACTCCGCAAAAGTGCCTGAAAAAAACAAGGTATTGCCCCGCATCACACCCCCCAAACCTTGATAAATACGCCATTTTCAGAGCTGTAAGCCTTTGACGATTCCCGCTCGATTACCTGGCAATCATCCTGCCAGACAATCCCCGTTAAAGCGTCCTCAGTGCATCGAATCAGCTTCGTAAGGTCTGGCTTTTTCGTGTGTGCTTTCGGCGCCGTCTCTTTCACCTGGCCTGATTTCTTTCCGGTGCCAAAATGGCTTTTCGGCCTGGTGAATGAAAATTTAACCAGCATTTTGACCGGTCCCGTAATCATTTCAGCCCCCGCGTCTGCCATTGCCTTTTGAGCGTGCATTGCGACAAGGGCCTGCCAACTGCCCTTGTTTTTGGCCGTATCCATCACGACGATTCGGCCGGTTTTCGGGTGCATGAATGCCTTTTTGCTACCCGATGGGCTGGGAATGCCGGCAACAAAGAATTCAATTGAAACAATCATTCCGCCCCCCTGATTTCTCGAATGAATCTTTTAATCATTTTCGCCGGCTCTCGGTCTGCCACTGAGCCCGTCATTGCTTCGCGAATAAGGGTTAGTTCCTTCATGCTCAGCTTTGAGTATTTCGTTTCCTTACCGCTTGCAAAATGCACGGTAACGGATACTTGCGTCCGTTCCGCCTTGAATTTATTCGGCTCGAATTCGACCGTTTCCGTCACGATCCCGATGGTGCCGGTCCTGTCTTTCACGATGTCGCCAGGGTAAAACTGCATCATTGCCACTCGCTCCTTTCGTCCCCGTTGTAGTAAGCCTGAAGGCTCAATCGTTGCTCGTTCTGCTCTGGTCTGATTTTGCTGGCCTTTGGCTGGTCTCGTTTCAGCAGATTCTGCCAGAATTCGGCAAATGTCGGCTTGCGTGGCAATCCCCTTGATTCCAGCCAATCGCAAGCATTTCGAAACTCAATCTTTTCCTCTGCTAATCGTGCGTCGGCTATCTCAGAGTTAATCATGATCAAGCCTGAATAACGGTTTTTGCCGATTTCGCAAGTACAGGCGAAAGCCTTTTTCGTCCGTCTGATTTCGCCGTCTTTATGCCTGACAACGGGAACCATCACGACGCCTAGGTTATCGCAGATTCGGCATTTGTGGCCGTCTGGAATCTCATAGCGGGCCTCTGCTTCTTCTCGCAATTCGGCCGGCTTTTCAGCAATAAACGCCGCGAAATGTTCGAAGATTCGACCAGCTCCACCGATAACGCGATGGGTCGAAAACGAATAAGCAACCTGGCTGGCAAGCCGCTGATTCTGAATCAGGCCGTTTTCAAACAACAGTCGTTTCCAATTTTCCCACTGTAGCCCGATGATTTCTTGCGAATCATCAAGCGGAATCCCACGCTGCGAAAACAGCGATTGCACCCAGCCCCTTACCCAAGGCTCCGTTTTAATTTCAATTTCAATCACGATAGACTCTCCAGAAAGGCTTTATTACGCTCCTCAGCCAATCGCTTGGCTTCTTGCCTGGCTTGTTTTGGGCTTACCCAGGCCCCGTCTGCCCAATCCGTTTTGACTTTGTGCTGAAAGAGCTTCCAGGGCGTTGGCTTGCCCTTGCACTCCTCCAGAGCCCAGGCAACAAAGCCTGAGTCAACCATCGCTTGATCGACGCGACGTGTAAGCGGCTCGGCATAAGGACCGAACACCGCGATAAAATTTGATTTCAGTTCGCCCAGGTCAACCGGAATAAATTCAATCGGCTGGCTTTCAATTCGTGGCACGATTCGAAGTGATCGGTTTTCTGGACCAGTCCCCGACTCGAAAGGCTCGATGTTTTGATCATCAGTTGGCGAAAAATCTTCAATGCTGCTGCTGGGTTCTGTAGCATCAGTTGTAATAGTAGATTGGAAAGATAGATTGATTCCTATATAGGGGTTATTAGGGGAGGTGACGCTAGGCGTCATCCCCCCCTGACGCTGCGCGTCATCCCCCCCCGGCGTGGCGCGTCGTGGGGTGACGTTTTCCGTCATGTCGTTTTCCGTCATGGGGTGACGCTGCGCGTCATCTGTAATTTTGTCCATGATTAAGAGGAAATATCGACGGCCTTTTTCATCATATTTTCGATAAATAAAACCAAGTTGAATTGCTTGGTTTAAATCGGATTGAATTCGCCGTACATCCTTTTTGAGAATGCTGGCAAGTTTGTCATTTGACACATAAACGTGATCCTGGCGGTCTTTATGCAATGCCAGTACGGCTAGCGTCCGAAAAGCGGCGTCGCTCAGCTCAGAACAAACCCAGTTTTCAGGAACAAACGCGCGCCGCATTGTTTATTCTGCTTTCTGTGCCTGGCTATCCAATTCCTTTTGCTTTTCGACCCAGATTTCTTCGCGGTTCACGTCAATATCTTCCGGGGCATCAATCCCTAGTTTGACCTTATCCCCCCTTATTTCTACGACTGTCACTTTTACAGCCCCGCCCGCAATGATCAGAGATTCGTTTTTCTTCCGACTAAGAACCAGCATCGTTGTACCTCCGTGTTGTAAATGCCGGGCGACAACAAGCCGCCCGGCAGCCTGGATATACCTCTTTGTCGATTCATGTGATGAATGGACTCAGAGCCCGGCCTGGTGAGTTGTAGTACCAAGCCGGATTGACGCGGGCAGGAGTCGAACCTGCCTGACCACTGGAAGACCCAACAAGGAAGGGCTGGTCAAATCCCATCGCGTCACAATTTCATCAGTTCCCCGCCTGATGTTCACTGGCAATCCGCCCCGCCGCGTATTTCAGCATTGAGAGCGTTGTTTCCCAATTGTCGTTACTTTTGGCGATTTCATTTACTTTCTGGCGGTAGGTTGTGGCCTTGCCGCTAACGATTGTTTCATTCGCCATTGTTTCATAAATGGTATTTATGACCGCCCCCGGGTGCCCGTATTGAGCCAGTCCCCGGCGTGCGTATTCATCCGCTGCTTTCGCGGCCCAGGTATCGATCTTGGTGACGATTTCGCCGAACGATTGCGCCTGCGATTGCATTTCGACCGGCTGTTGACTCTCGGCCGGCTTTGACAGGTCAGGCTCTTCCCAGGGTGTTTCAGCGGCTTCTGGGATTGGCTCTGGCGCGGGCTTGGCTGGCGTGGCCTGTACTTTTGGCTTGCCGTTCTTCGCAGGCTCTGGCGCGGGCTCTGGCAGTGTTTCCGTCAATGGTTCGACATTGACATCAATAATTTCGCCCTCTGTAATTTCATCTTCCGTATAAACCGGACCCATAAAAATATCGGGTGTGTAAACCCGTGCCCCTTGCGTAATTGCCCTGGCAAAAACCATCGATTTCGGGTGTTTTTCCCAATTGCTCGAAGGCTTAACCAGTTGCGCCCGCTTGGCATCTTCCAACGTATAGACTGAAGTGCCTAAAAGGCGGGTTCCTTGATAAAACGCGATTTTACAGGCCGTTGCTGTATGTTCCGTCACAAGGTAATCATATTTTTTAGACTGTCGAATCAGACTGGAAACAAGCGCAGCCGATAGGCTTGGCCGGCCCTGAATGATTGAAACTCCCATCATGGACTGAAAGGTAGTCAGTCCAAGTTCCCTGCCCATCAAGATTCTTACCGCTGCTTCTTCGACGCTCCGAATGCCAAAATACTGGCTCTTCAGGGCAATAGCAGAATATGTCATGACTTCATCAAGCGTTTCCGGCTCGATAAGGTTCCGACGCGGTAAATCTTCAGTTACAGGTATCGTTGCCAGTCTGTTATTATTCGCCATTGCCAAAAGCCTTTCCGATTCGTGGTGTTCTGTAAGGTGCGCCCGTCTTTTGATAGGCTGCAAACAATTCTGGGTGATCTGCTTTAAAACGCTCTTGATCAAACGACTTGCGGCCCGCTGTGGTTTTTAGCGTGAAAGCCGGCTTGCCGTTTATCAGGCCTATTTCTGCATCGTCAAGAGCTGCCCGAAAACGGTTTGTCATTTCCGTTTCCCGGTTTTCCAGCTCTTTAATTTGTGCCTTAATTTCAACCAACTGCCTTAAATCGTCGGCCAGGTTGTCGATATTGATTTCTTTCCCAGGCGTGGCCTGGATCGCTTTCAGCAGGTCGGTTGTACCTGATCGATAATCGACCGGTGGCAATTCCTTCCCGCGTACAAAACGCATCCAAAACTCAATCACCTGATCTAAGGCACCCTCGAAGAATTCAGGCGAAAAGGGTATCTGGAAGATTTCAACTTTTCGGGCATAGCTGCCCAGAAACAAAACGGCAAGATCGGCCTGATAAATGCCCGATATGCCCATTTGCCATTGCACTTGAGCCTTGTAACGCTCTGGGACATCATCCCACTTGTAATCGGCAGTGGTTTTGGCCTCGACAATCTTGACGGGATTGCCATTGTCGAAAACAAGGCCGTCAACAGTGGCCCCGCAAAAATCCCAGTCAGGGTGACGATAAAAGACTTGAGTGCGGCCGATCCTAGCGGCCTGGTCGTCCTGATAACGCTTCAGAACGTAGTTTTCCAGATACAAGCCCAGCTCCATCGCTTCATTCGATTCGGTGGGTGGTGTCAGGCCCTTTTTTCTCATGGCAATTTCAAAGGGGCTGGAAAAGGCCCCATCGACGCCCAAAATTCCGGCCGTGTCGGCTGATCCGCAATAAGTATTGCGGTCAATCGCGGCGGCCAGCGCCGGCCCTGTGGTTGGCTGTATAACGCTCAAATCTGGCCTCCTTGCATTGCTGACTGATTTCCTGTAAAATTCACTTGAGACTCCTCGGATAAGGAACGGTTGACCCTCGTTGCAAGGCGGGGGTTATTTTTTATGCGGACGTAATTTTCTTTTTTCTTTTGGGCATTACCTCGCTTGCGTTTTTTGGCAATGGAAGCTTTGAGAGTGCCAATTCGACACCCTCTTGAATCGTGATGTTGTTGACCGCGCAAAAGATTCGAAGCGCGTGCTTCGTTTCTTTTTTGACTCGCGTTTCAAGCCGGTCGAGTGGTTCCGCTGGCATGTGTCTCCTTTCACTAACTGACTACGAAAAGATTCTAATACCATCACGAATTGTAGTCAATTAGTATTTTGAATATTTTTTGAAACTTTGTACGAATTTTACGATTTGACTACATCTACTTATTGAATGATAATAGTTAATGCAGAAAGGAGGGTATCTGTGTCTAAGCTAGATAACTTAACGGCTAGACTTCAGATTAGGGTAATGCCGTCAATCATGGCATACCTTGATATGGAAATAGGCCGGTTAAGGACTTCGCAACTTTGGTTCGGTAATCGCAAACCAAAGCAGGCGGCTATCGTCATGACAGCTATTAAGGCTTTTATGGAATTGCCAGCCGAAGAAAAAGACAGGCTTTACGCCAAGTTCTTACCAGAATTTGACGACGGCCAATCCTAACCACCTGAATAAATGAGTAGAGCCTGTGACCAATGCGATGATTAAGCCACAAAAACGCTTTTCTAATCCGTTGGGCGGGGGTTCGAATCCCTCCGGGTGTATTTTGCCAAAGATTTGTTTTTATGCTATTTTATTTTTGTCACCTGCCTACATGTACTCCCGTCAAAATGCCGAGTTTTTGAGTAATGTACTCAATTATCGATGTTTTTGCTGATATGGGACGCCCTAAGCACAACGTCCCAACTTTACGTCATCATGCCCATTCCGGGCAGGCGTTCATCTTGTTCAATGGCTTGACCATCTATCTAGGCCACGCCGGGTCGGCTGAAGCGGCAGCGGCCTATCAATCGATTCTGGCAAACATTACCAAGAGCGGCGAGGCTGTGATTCTGCCTGTTGAGAATCGGCCAAAAATGACCGTAGGCGAAATAGTTAATGAGTATTTGAGTAACTTACCTAAAAACTACCCTGCTGGCTCTGGCGAGCCAAAAATGATCAATCTCGCGATCCGTTGGTTACTGCGTTTACAGTTTGCGACAATTCAGGCTGAATCATTTACCCCAGCCAAGTTTCTTGAACTTCGCCAGGCGTGGGTTGATGCGGGCAAAAGCATCCTTACTATCAATAAATGGCACAACTACACATTGAATCTGTTTCGTTGGGCGGCTATGACCGACAGGCTCCCGGCCAGCGTCTGGCATTCACTTCAGACCGTCCCCAAGCTCAAGCCTGGTCGATCACCCGCCAAGTCGGCAAAGATAGTTCATCCCGTGCCGATTGCAGACGTGGAAGCGGTCAAGGCGGTGGTGTCGGATGTGATCCGTGATTTGATCGACCTGCAAATATTTACCGGGATGCGGTCAGGCGAAGTCTTAAGCATGACCACCCGGCAGATCGTTGATAACGTCTATCGGCCTGATAAGCATAAGAATAAATGGCGTGGACACAAGCGGGAGATTCACCTGGGGCCGCAAGCACGCGCGATCATTGCCAGAAGGTCGGCTGGATTGTCGCCAGATGATCGGCTGTTTAAGCTGCGGGTTGACAGTTATACCACGTCAATCGACCGTGCCTGTAAGCGGGCAGGGGTAGCGCATTGGCACCCCCACCAGCTTCGGCATTTGGCCGGGTCGATGGTACGGGATAAATATGGCCTGGATGCCGCTCAAGCGTTTCTAGGCCACGCCACGGCCAAGACAAGTGAAATTTATGCAAAGGTCAAAACTGATCTATCGAAACAGGCGGCTGAGGAGATTGGTTGAACTATTCGAAAATTCCGAACAGTTGCAAGTGCATATGAATTATGCGTTTAAACTATATCATAAAAATATTTTTTACTTTTTCTATTTTTTATGTTGACTTCGTATCCAGTAGTCGATATATTAAATAGTGTAAGGCAGTGACAAACAAAACAACTCAGCAAGGGGCAGAGAGATGAACGCAACAACCCAAAAGCCTAAAAAAGGTGACAACTCATGGCTTGGTGTCATGGGCGTTGGCATGGCAAAGTTTTACAACAAGAAAAAAAAGCTAATTGCGATTTGTAACGACACACCAAACGCAATAGCTTGTGTGGCAAAAAATATTAACCCGCACATGATTATTGATTCTTTCGGATGTGCCGTTATGCCTGAAAAGGATCGTCTTGAAAACGCTGGCTGGATGACGTTAGAAAAAGCAAATTACAAAAAGGTCTAACACCACCACTCCGCCCCGGTTCATCGCCGGGGCAATCACTCAGCAGATAGGAGAAAGACAGATGGCCGGATATAGCGGATTCTCAAAAAGTAATAACGCCGTTTATGCCGAAGAAAATGATCGGTTTCCGGCAACAAAGCTGGGAAAAATTCTTGGCATTTCTCCAGCCGCAATCAAAGCGGTTTTAACGCCTTGCGAATGGCATCATACTTCGAAGCATTATAATAAAACAAACTATTATGACCTCGAAGAAGCAAATGAAAAAATAGACCAGCTAAAAGCCTGGAAGCCTGAAAAGAAAGATGAACAGGTTTTTGAAGGATGTACTGTTTGCTGGATAGAATGGTCTGGCACTCGCAACTATCCACGTAAAATTGAACACAAGATTATAAATGTAACAGTGACTAAAAAAGGTGACTGGTTTCATTTTGATCATGTGATTAATGAAAAACTTACGGTAAAAATGAAAAAAAACGGAAAAACAAACGGATTTTCTGTGACACATAACAATAAGATCATTAATAATTCATGGGGCTTCTAATGAATGATTTTATCTGTG